TTGCGTGTTTGCATTGCTCAGTAAATTATCTGCCTTCTGGTGAACACGGACTGGTTGCGCGGCTATCTTGCGTGCCTCCTCCTCGCGGAACTTGCGCGACCGCCTGAGCCATCCCGAAAGATACTTGCCTGTGCCGCCCTCGGTCTTGAGTCTTGCCGGGGTGAAGATCAGCCAGTTTTGCGCCTCACGATATTCCTCGATCACGAACTGCTCGCCATATGTTGCGATATGGTTTTTGACAAGCTGAGGTGGAGGAGTGTACTTGCCGCCTTTGCAGGGGAACTCAAAGTTGAAGGCTTCGGATTGCTCGGGTTTCCCCTTTTCCCCATCTTCCTTCCTTTCCCCCACACCCCCTATCCTACCATCTTCCCCCTTTTCCCCTTCCCCTTGCTGTAGACTTTGCATGAAAGCCTCTAGGATTTCAGGGCAGGTATCCTCAACCATTTTCTCAACTGAGGTGTATCGCTTTCCGGTAGGCTCAAGATCTTTGTTCGAAGGAAAAGTTGGTGAAGTGTTGTACTTCCTCATTGCCTTATCCAACGCCTCAGTCGCCTGCTCTGCACTCATCGTGTCATCACCGAGAATGTCCGCGCACTGGGCGAGCTTCCCTTGATAGGCCTCGACAAGATCCTGCACAGACTGCACAGGCTTTGGCTCATCGAACATGCGGACTACCTCGTCCTGCGATTCTGTGGCCGTTTCTACAAGGGTATCCTGTGCTGGCTGACAAGGTACAGCGGACTCGGTGGAAGCTGGCTTAGAATCGTCGATTGGAATATCGAGTTCAATCTTGGTGCCGCCTGCGGTTGTGATGCGTAGCTTAATCATTGGACTCGTCCTCCTCTTTGATCATCTGCGCAAGCATGGCCATCTTCACGAAACTATCGCGCATATCTTCGAGTGAAGTGTTACGCATTGCCTGCCTGATGTATTCGATCTCAGATACACCGTTCTGCTCTGCGCCTTGCAGCAAGCTCACAAATATGCCGTATATGATTGCAATCTCCTCCATCATGCTGGGGTCTCCCTTGGGAACCGCAAGGCCGATTCGCCCGTCTGTGTGGCGGGTAAGCAGGAGGGCTGTTTGTACTTCTTCCGGTATCTCTACCAAGTGTCTTTGTTTGTTGGTCATGTTGTTAGTTTGTTGTTGGTTGTGCGTTGCCGCAGCCGCACCCCTGCCATCATGTAAATTAACGGCTTTTAATGTCGCGAATTTTGCTCACCCAATATTCAAGCACACAGTGAGCCATTTCAACATATTCTGAAGCTGTGATTTCCTTCTCGCTCAACAGCTTGTTGAGTGATGTAATTCTGCGCTGCACAATTGCTGTTATTTGTTTTGTTGTCATATATTTTTATAAGTTGTGCGTTACAGGCGCACCCCTGTCTGCTCTCCGATTTCTTCAAGCGACCTAGTTACAGAGTCGTCGGAACCTACAGATCGGTTTGTGGGCTGGCGTGTTTCCTTAGGCACACAAATGCCCTCCGCAGGATCTCCCTGCGTAACATGCGCCAAATCATTTCAGGCCTTCCATGCCCTCTCGCAAAAGAGCAAAGAATGTCGCAGCGTTCATGGTCACCTTCCAGTCACCGTGATTGCGCTTGTGAGCAACAATCCATGACTTCTTAGCGTCACGCTGGGCCTGCTCGCAAGCCTTTTCCAAGTTGAGCTTATCGACAAACTTCACTTCCATATGAAGGTTCTTAAGCTCCTCGCACAGGACATCAGGGGAATCTGTTCCGCCTGCATACTGTTGGCCTCGACGGGCGGTGAAGCCCTCCTCACGGAGAACATCACGCCACATTCGTTCGCCACGGCAGCCTTTGGCTCGGGAATTAATCGGCATTTACCTTGACGGTTGCGTTCTCTTTGTACTTGCGAATGTCGTCCGGCCTGTATCGCAAACACCGAGCGTTGTATCGGATATGCGGCAGTTTCTTTGCGCGGACTAAACGAAGTACACTTTGAGTGGGAATGCCCAAGATAAGGGCAACTTCTGAGGTTCCAATTAATGTTTCCATATTACCAGCCGAGATCGTCGTCATCATCTTTCTTGACTGGAGCAGCAGGCTTTACCTCCTTCTTCTCAGAAGTAGGAAATTGCTTTGCCATACCTGCGCGTTCTGCGCTGATATACAGCGAGGATGCAATAGCCTGAAGATGTTCAGGGCTGATGGCCTCAACTTGCTTGGCAACCCATTGTGCGGCATTGATGGCTTCGACCATCAACTGGGCATTCTGGAAGATGAATGCTTTTGGCGCAATAGACGGACTTGCAACAGCGATCGGACTCTTGCTTGTGACTGGCGCGTGCGGCCTTGGGCCTCCAGCTCCTGCCTCTAGTTCGGCGTCATTGAAGATTTGCCCGGACTTACTGAGCTTAAGCTCGTACTTTGAGTTGCGCTCGTTGTACGTTACATGCAACCCGTCAAGGCCGTTTCTTTTCGCAACGGAACGAACAGTAATGCGCTGGTTGCGGTACTCGGAGAGATCAACGTCACTCCAAATTGCCAAACGGGTTTCTCCAGTGGAGTCAAACACCATCAGGTTGTATGGCGCTTTCGGGGACTTTGGCGGATAAACCGCTTTCACGCCCAAAACCATTTCTGCGATTGCAGTGTTAGGGGCAAGGTGTTCCAGATCTTTGATTTGTGTCATTGTACTTTGTTTTGTTATTGTACCTTCACCATGAAGGCATGGCCAAAAGCTACACACTCCGAATGGGTGTGCAACTTCTTTTTCTTTCTTTTTTTTCGTTACCTGCGCTTTGCAGGCTTACTGGAAGACTGCTTGCGAGCAGCATCCTTCTGAACCTTGTAGGCAATGGCCAAGGCTTGCTTGGTTGGCTTGTCAGCCCCCAGTTCGCGTCTAAGGTTCTCTGTGAATGCTTTGTCTGATGGGGACTTAACGAGTGGCATATTTGTTGGATAGTTTAAGGGCGGACTCAAAGTCATCTCTGATGCCTACAAGCCCGGCTCCACTGTAGTATACTTTGAACTTCCTTGCGGGAGTAAAGATGATTCTTGCCCCCTCTGGAATGCGAGGGTCGGAGATGGGCGGCATCTGCTCAACCTTCTTTTGCTGTGCAGCAATGTCCCTTGCCTCGGCTTTCCTTTGCGCCCTGTCGCGCATTGCGGTCTGCTGGTCAGCCAGTCTGTTCTGCCACTTCAACACTGTGGCGGCATCTTCAGCCGCTTGAGCGTCTCTTGCCTCCAGCAGGGACTTCATCCCGGCGACACGTTCGGCTGTACGTTGCTTGCGTGCGGCCACCTCGGCCTCCTCGCCAGCCTTCCTGCGTTCCGCACTGCCAACCATCGCCTCCTTCTCGGCCTTCGCCTCCTGCACAAAGAACTCCTTCACATAGGCATCATAGGACTGGTCCTGCTCTTTAAGGAGCTTGTCCATCGTCTTTGCACGTTCTTTGCGAGCTTGCTCACGATACTTCTCCATGATCTTGTCAGCGGCCTTTTGACGCTTCTCATCTTCAAGATACACGCGCTCGTTTTCGTTTCGGATCATCCGCGAGATCCGCTCCGAGTGCAATTCAATCTCCCGCTGCGCCGCCTCACGTTCTGATGCTTGCTCTCTTTCAAGTTTTGCCTGAGCTGCGGCTAAAGCCTTTTCTTCTTTTGCAAGTTGTTTTTCATAAGCGGCCTTGTCTCGCTTTGCTTGCGCCTCGTTCGCCTTTTGTTCGCGCTCTTGCTTTTTGTTTAAGACTTCAAGTTCCGCATTCTTTTCGCGCTCAACCCTGCCCAGCTCCCTTTGCTCTCTGGCTTTCTCGGCATGGTACTTGCGAACCTTGCTTAGAGATACGGTGCCGTTTTTGTTGAGCAGCTTCAGGCTGACGGCTTCATCATGCGTCATCCCCTCGTAGGTGATCTGCGACTTCTCTTCTGGAGGAAGCTCAATCTGCACAGTCTTCTCGGGCTCAGTGATCGCAGGCTTTAGTCCACGCACAGCATCCGCCACAAACAAAGCAGCCTCTTTCCTTGCCTCGGTGGTTGACTTGCCCTGCCTCTGGTTGAGGGTGACAAGGATCTTGTTCAGCTCCCCGATCTCAAGATGTCCCTCCCTGTAAAGGCGCGCCGCCTTGTCAGACAAAGCGCGGATGGAGTTTGTAGGATCATTGAAGGCGTTGTCGGTGGATTCGATTGCATCCTTCTTGCGCTTAGGCGCAAACATAGCCTCAACGTCAGGCTGCTCTACAGGAGGATTATTAAGATCCTGCTTATTAGTCCTGCTGTTTGCAAAGTCCTGCGCTTCCTCGACGCTATCGTGGATGCTCTTGTTCTCACCATCAAACAAGGTCACCTTGCCAGTTGGCTTGACGATCATGCGCTTGCCGTTGACTGCATCAGTAATAACTTGCGAGTCGCCAATCTTCTCGTTGATGGTGCGCCCCGGACTGAAGTTTGCACGAACAAGATTGGTTACCTTGTACGGGTTGTACTTGATGGCAAACGGAGCACTATTGATCGAGAAGTCTGACAGGCCAAGTATACGGTCAGCCCTAAGCTGTAATAGTGACACAGATTCACGCGCCATCTTCACGGCCTTTACCGCTTCAGCTTCCGTTTTACCAAGAGGCACAACACGTTGACGCGCCCCTTTGGCCTCAAGCCCCCTGTTCATCTCAGCGTGAGTGATGTCGCCCCTGCGGTACTTTGTGACAACCGATGCCTCTGGGCTACCAACTAACCTTGCGCTGAAGGTGTGCAGGTTCTGAAACTTGCCTTCATCCTCGGCCTTAAAGGATTCACGAATCCCAATGCTGTCACTAAGTGCCATGCTGATTACATCCCGCATGGTTGGCGAAAAGTCTTTAAGTTCTGATGCTGGGATCGGGTTCTCGCTGGAGTAGTTATCAAAGTACCTCTGCATGTACGGCAGAAATTCCTGCATGGAGTCAATGCCCTTGGACTTAAACTCTTCGCGTACTGCACGCACCTTCTTAGCGGCACGTTGGGCGTAGCTCCATACACGGGTTACATCCAACCCTGAAACGGTAAGACCGCCTGTTGGCCCCTGCTGGTATGAAATAGGCAAAAATGCCCTATTCCCGCGACCATAGTACACAAGGCTTCTGTCACCTTTATGTTTACCAATATCCGCCCAAGAATCCACCATCACAATCTGACCCGCCTGCATTGCGCGGCTCATTAACTTATGAACCTTGGCTTGTTCTGCGCTTATTTGCCCTTCCCTTGCGGCATGATCAAA